ATGCAGAAGCAAATTGAAAAACTTCAGACGCAGGTGGAAAAATTACAGGAAGAACACCGCACGTTTAAAGCGCAGAATGGAAAGTCATACTGATGGTTGAAATTGTCATAGCGCTATTAATGTATATTGGGGTGGATCTCAAAGAGCACGTGCCGTATGATACAATTGGTGACTGCCTGAAGGCAAAGAGACTGAGTGAAAGAAGTTCAGGGCCTGACGGCCCGAGACTGGAATGCCGTCCCGTCACGGCTGAAGTAGAAATATGGAAGGAAGACGGAAAAAAACACATCCTCAAAATAGTTGAGGATTAATAATTAACTACAAGGAAAACTAATGACTACAGGAAAAATTAAATGGTTTAATCCAGCCAAAGGATATGGATTCATTGAACAGGAAGGCAAGGATGTCTTCTTGCACGTATCGGCTTTGGAAAAAGCGGGTATTGACACACTACAAGAAGGAGAAGAAATCGAATTCGAGATAGGGGAGAACAAGGGAAAAGAACACGCGATTAATGTAAAAAAAGTTGTGAATGAATGACACGGAGCGAATACTTTACTCCTGTTAGAAAAAGGACTAGTATAGGAAATTCACCACGGTCGAAGCCCAAGAATAAGCATAAGCGGAAGTCGTGGAAGGCGTTCCATCGACAAGGAAAAAGATGACATGACTACCATAGGCTATCCATCCACCCAACCAATAAACCAACTATCAGGTGATCATAATAGGATCAGAATGCCTGACGGAACGAGGGGGGCGTAATGAAAGTAGCACCTTGGATGCCAGAACAATTTGAATTTCAGCAGAATTACCCTGGCGGTCAGCAGGCATATGAACAAGCAATGCACCAAACTGTGCAGAATTGGCAAAATCAACAAGGAGGACCTAAAGGACCAAGGCAACAAAATATAGGAATTATGGGACTTGATGTATTTGGGCAAGGTGGACCACGAGAAGTGCCTTTTGGGACATCAGGTGATCCATTTGCGCCCCCTCCATCGAACCCACTTCAGTCACCACAACATGATTTTAATCAATTTGGCGAACAACTAACAGGATTCGGTGAAACCATGGGAGGTTTTGGTGAACAGCTAGGAGGTTTTAGTGACACTCTCGGTGGATATCAGGAACAAATAACGGGTTTTGGCGATCAGTTTCAAGGGTTGAATGAACGTTTAAGTAAGATGGAAGAAGGCATTACCACTTTGCTTGATCGTTATAAACCCAATCCACAAGAGGGGCAATTGACGGCGCAACCTTTTAATCCTTATCAAGGTTTTAATCCCTATGGGGGAATGGGGATGAATCCTTTTTCAATGGGTCTAGGATCTTATTTCAGAGGAAGAGGAACATGAAAAGACAAAATCCCATTGCGCGTCTATTAAGCGATCCCAAGTTTAAGCCACGGGCGGTTCTTAATAAAACCAAGTACAACCGAAAAAAAGTTGATGAAAAAATTGACTATAATGGTATGATGAAAGACGGTTTATTAAAAATGCAAGATACAAAAAGGAATAAATAATGCCCACATATTCAGGAACGAGTACTTTTGACCTAACGATTGATGAAATCGCGACAGAAGCCTATGAACGTTGCGGGATTGAAGTTCGTGACGGATGGGACATGAAAACTGCCCGTCGCTCTTTGAATATTTTAATTGCCGAATGGGCGAATAGAGGTCTTAATTTATGGACGATTAAATCAACGACTAAAACTGATGGCATAGTCGCAGATACAACGTCCTTATCGGGATCAAGTTTATACGGTTCCACGGCGGGGGCTAGCGCATCATTAATTGCTATTACCGATTTAATTGTCATTGATGGATCCAATGATTATTCCACTACTCAAATTTCCCGTTCTACTTATGCGAATTATACCGTAAAAACAACAAATGGCAGACCGACACAATGGTATTTTGAAAGAACAATTTTACCTACATTATTTTTATATCCCGCAGCCGATAAAACTTACACTTTAAAATATTGGGCGTTGGAGAGAATGGATGATGCGGGTGCTTACACAAACAACGAACAAATTCCCTTTCGGTTTATCCCCGCCATTACAGCAGGTTTGGCATATTATCTTTCTGTTAAAAAAGCGCCAGATCGAATGCAGGCATTGAAACTTTTATATGAAGATGAATTTAAACGTGCAGCCGATGAAGATGGATCACGTGCCAGCCTCTATCTGACGCCTCAAGCGTATTACCCAGCGGGGGCATAATGGGTAGATATTCTTCAGGAAGATCTGCATTACGAATTTCCGATAGGGACGGTTTTGCCTATCCCTATAACGAAATGAGACAAGAATGGACGGGTTCGTGGGTTCATCAATCAGAATTCGAGCCCAAGTCACCGTTGTTAAATCCGACAAACCGTCCTCACGACCCTCAGTCATTACAGCATCCTCGATCACAACAAGTTCATGCAACGGTTCCTGTGGGTAATTTACTTGCGCTAGGAGCCAATAGTTTTCAATCAGTTGGAATGCAACCGTTAAGCGCCACTTCTCAAAAAAATTTAGACACTAGAATGAATTCATTTGTTGGAACAGTAACGGTGGTTATCTCATGACAACTTATTCAGAATTAGTAACACAGATACGGGATTATACCGAAACGGACAGCAATGTTCTTTCCACGACCATTGTTGATGATTTTATTCAGCACGCGGAAAACAGAATTTTTCGTGAAGTGGACTTGGATGCTTTCAGGTCTTATCAATACGCTACCCTGACGGCTACCAATGCTTTTGTAACATTGCCAGGAACGGCGATTACTGATTTTGCCCTCATTCGATCAGTAATGATTTACCCCGCAGCGGGAACACCAACACGAACAGAACTGCTTCAACGGGACGTAACTTTCATGGCTGAATATTGGCCAGATAGAACAGCTACCGCCCAACCAAAATTTTACGGCAATTGGAGGGTGGGCAACATAATTCTTGCGCCCACGCCCGATGCTGCATATAATATAGAAGTGGCTTTAAATAAGCTACCAACAGGGTTGTCGTCTACCAATACAACGACTTGGGTTAGTACTAACGCCCCAAGAACGATATTGTACGCATGCCTCTGCGAAGCCCTTAAATTTCTCAAGGGCCCCTACGACTTACTTGCCCAATATGAGCAAGGATATGCAAATGCATTGCAGGATCTTGCGATCGAGCAACAAGGTCGAGGAAGAAGAGACGAGTATAGAAGCGGTGTCTTGAGGATGCCTCTTCAATCACAACAACCTTAATTAAGGAGGCAAAAATGGCAGTAGTACAAGCGGTATGCAACCAATTTAAAGCACAGCTTTTAAAAGGATACCATGAGTTTGATAGTGGAGGTGATACGTTCAAGATCGCATTATATTCTTCGGGCACCTATGGTGCCACAACACCAGATTACAGTACGACTGGAGAAACATCAGGAACGGGGTATATTGCTGGCGGTGCGGCGTTGACGAGTCAATCTGTGACAGGAGACAGCTCGACAACTACATCCTATGTTGATTGGGCTAATGCAGAATGGACATCGGCTAGCTTTTCCGCGCTAGGAGCTATAATTTATAATACAACAACGAACGGTGGGTCTACTACCACGGACGCTGTGTGTGTTTTAAGTTTTGGTGGAACCTTTACAGCGACGGCTGGCACATTTACAGTTCAATTCCCTGCGCCAGGTACAACAACAGCGATATTAAGACTCGCATAGGAGGATTCAATGGTAGCCATTGTCCTTAACGATCGGGTCAAGGAAGAGACAACGACAACAAGCACGGGTACGCTTAGTTTAGATGGAGCGGTCACGGGTTTTGAAACCTTTGTCGCGGGTGTCGGAACGACAAAACAGACTTACTATTCCTGTGTTCACAAGACAGCGGATGAATGGGAAGTGGGCATTGGGACAGTAACCGATGCAACTCCCGATACACTCTCACGTGACACGGTCATTTCAAGCTCGAACGGCGACGCTAAAGAAGATTTTGCGGCAGGAACAAAGGATGTGTTCTGCACCTATCCTGCGTCCAAGGCACCCTCTCCGAGCATGGATCCGACGACCTATGTCACAACACATAATTCAGTAATAAGTGCTGATCAAGATATGGACTCAGGCGTTCTAGCAGGGCCCGTTTCCATAACAGGCACACAAACAGTTTCAGGAAATTTGGTCATAGTATGAGCACGTTAAACGTAGATAAGGTAGATCCCAGTACAGGTACGACTTTAGAGCTTGGAAGTTCAGGTGATACTATAAATATTCCTTCA